ATGGAAAGACTCAACCAAATAAAGAAATACTTAAAAAACAAATCGAACTAGAGGTTGCAAGATACAACTCTTTAGGTTATAATTGAACTGTATTTGAGAAAATAACATGAAAAGAGCGTTAATTACTGGTGGTGCAGGTTTTATTGCTCACCATCTTATTTCACAGATTCTGAAGAACACAGACTGGGAAGTAGTTACGCTAGATCGTCTAGACTTTAGTGGAAATTTGAATCGTCTTCAAGACGTTCTCAAAGATTTTTCTGCTGAGGATCGTTCTCGGGTAAGGGTTGTATTCCATGATCTAAAAGCAGCAGTGAACCCACTGATTGCTGCAGACATTGGTAAGGTTGACTACATCCTTCACCTTGCTGCTGGTTCTCATGTTGATCGCAGCATCGAATATCCCATGGAATTCGTCATGGATAACGTTGTAGCAACCTGCAACATCCTTGACTATGCCCGTGGTCTAGACCATCTAGAACGGTTTATTTACTTCGGCACTGATGAAGTCTTTGGTCCTGCACCAGACGGCATCTTGTATGAGGAGAATGATCGTTACAATTCTACTAACCCATACAGTGCAACGAAGGCAGGTGGTGAAGAACTAGCAGTTGCATTCCATAATACTTATGGTGTTCCTGTCTACATCACTCACACAATGAATGTCTTTGGGCAACGTCAACACCCAGAGAAGTACATTCCAATGTGTATCAAACGTGTGCGGGATGGTGAAACAATTACTATCCATAGTGACCCAACTAAAAAAATTCCTGGTTCACGACACTATATTCATGCTGAAGATGTTGCTGATGCACTTCTATTCCTACTCGGTAAGAATGTAGAATCTTACACTTGGGGTGGTGCAAAGTGTCCTAAGTTCAACATTGTTGGTGCTGAGGAACTTAACAATCTTCAACTTGCACAGATGATTGCTGATGCTCAGGGCAAGGAACTTAAGTATGAGATGGTTGATTTTCACTCTGCACGTCCTGGACATGATCTACGTTATGCATTATCTGGTGAGAAAATGCGAGCAATGGGATGGGAACCAAAAGATATCCGTGATCGTGTCAAAGAAGTTGTTGAATGGACTCTCGCAAATGAACGTTGGATTAAGATCTAAATAAACTACACTCATTGTGATAATTATGGCAACATATCCTGTAAAACATAAGGAGACTGGTGAGACCAAAGAAGTGAAGATGAGTATTCACGAATGGGATCAGTGGAAAATAGATAACCCAGACTGGGAAAGATTCTATACTCCAGAAAATTCACCTGGATTGGGAATTGAACCAGTTGGTGAGTGGAAAGACAAACTTGTAAAATCAAAACCAGGATGGAATGAAGTTCTTGAACGAGCATCAAAACAACCTGGAGCACAAAATCTAAAGATCTAATATGGCTAGAAGGAAAAGGAACAACGATAATGTTGGCATTCATTCAGAATATCGCCATCAGGCATTAAAAGGAAAGAAACCTATTAACGTAGATCATCTTCTACCTATTGAACCACTTACTGAAAATCAGAAGAAATTGTTCAGTGCATATGAAGAAGGTAAACATATTGTTGCTTACGGAACTGCAGGTACAGGTAAAACATTTATTACTTTGTATAATGCAATCAAAGATGTGTTAAATCAGTTTACACCATATGAAAAGGTGTATGTGATTAGATCTCTTGTAGCAACCAGAGAGATTGGTTTTCTTCCTGGAGATCATGATGATAAATCTAATCTTTATCAGATCCCATACAAGAACATGGTCAAGTACATGTTCCAAATGCCTTCTGATGCTGAGTTTGAAATGCTTTATGGCAATCTAAAGACTCAGGGAACAATTAGTTTCTGGAGTACTTCGTTCATCCGTGGCACTACATTTGATAATGCAATTCTTCTCATTGACGAGTTCCAGAACTTGAATTTTCACGAACTTGATAGTATAATCACAAGGGTTGGCGATAACTGTAAGATTATGTTCTGCGGTGATGCCACTCAAAGTGATCTACAAAGAACAAATGAGAAGAATGGTATCATTGATTTCATGAAAATTCTTGGACAAATGCCTTCAGTGGATGTTGTCGAGTTTGATGTTGATGATATTGTAAGATCTGGTCTTTGCAGAGAATATATTCTTGCAAAAAATGAATTGAATATTCTATGAATTACAAAGTATATTATTCTCCAGAGTATTATAAAAACAACACTATAAAAACTGAAGATCCAACAATTCATAAAGACTATACTTACAGTGATTGTCCTGTTTGGAAACATAGATTCAACAGGACATTTATTGGATATTCTCCATGTGACTTTACTTTAAAGATGGAAGAATGTATACTTCAATATAAAATTGATGATAAAGATCCTGTAGAAATTAATCTAAAGGATTATGGAGATGATGATGAGTATGATGATGGAAATATTCATTTCTCTATGGATGATATGTTTAATGAACTTCCAGTTCTTCAACTAAAGTTCCCTTGTTCATACTTCTGGACAGACTTTGAAAATGATTATATGTGGTTTGAGTTCTTAGATCATCCATATACTGCTGCGAATAATAATTTTGTTGCAATTGGTGGATGGTTTAATATTGCAAATCATCCTAGAACAACTTCACTTGCATTGCACATTTGCAATCCTGAAGAAGAACTTTATATTGAAAAAGATGATCCATTGTATAGAGTTAGATTCTATACTAGTAACATGAATGATAAAGTTTCTCTCATCAAAAAAGAATCCGTTCAGAAAAATCTGGATGAAATGGATGAGAGACGTAAAATTCTTGTTGAAGATCATAAGTTTATGAATCAGATTCTCTTTGACAAAAATGTAAGATCACAATGCCCTTATCATAATTCATAATGTTTAATCACGTTGACATCGATTTACCAGAACTAACCAGAGAAACTATTGATGGAGTTCGTTACTATACTGTTCCAACTCATGAAGGTCCACTCAAGTTAGTATCTGTCACATCAATCACCAGTCACTTCAATCGTGAAACTTTTGCGAAGTGGAGAAAGAGAGTTGGTGAAGATGAGGCAAATAAGATTACTAAGAAGGCTACAAGTCGTGGTACTGATATGCATACTCTTGTAGAAAATTTTCTTCGTAATCAAGAGATGCCACCTGGTTCTGTTCAACCATTATCTGAGTTTCTATATTTGTTGGCAAAAGATGACTTAAAAAGAATAAATAATATTTACGCTCTTGAAAAGTCCCTATATAGTCAGTACCTAGGTATTGCAGGAACCGTCGATTGTATTGCAGAGTTTGACGGTGAACTTTCGATTATAGATTTCAAAACATCTAAGAAACCCAAACCCAGAGATTGGATCGAAAATTACTTTGTGCAATGCTGTGCATATGCGTGTATGCTTCATGAATTGACTGGTCTTTCAGTCAAAAAGTTCGTCATTATTATGTCATGTGAAAATGGTGAAGTGGAAGTATATGAAGAGTACAATAAAGAAAAATATATTCGTCTATTAACTAAGTATATAAAAAAGTTTGTCGAAGATAAACTTTCTTGACCTTTAGTATTATTAATGTTATAATTTACTGATGAACTGATTTTATTATATGTTATCAATCTTTTCCGAAGTTATGCCGAAGAAAGAAAACGAAGAGTTAGAAAAGGAACTAGAAAATAAATTCTATTCTCAGGCAAAAGTATCACAGGATATTGAAGAAATCTATACTAAAAATTCTGATATGAACTATATTGATAGTGTGATGCATTTCTGTGAAAAAAATAAAATAGATGTCGAATCTATTCCTAAACTAATCTCGAAACCGTTAAAAGAAAAAATTAAATACGAAGCAATGGAACTTAACTTCTTGAAGAGAAGTAGTAGAGCTAGACTCTCAATTTGAAAATCGACTTTTAAATCCATTTTAGGTCGAAAAAAAATCCCCAAAATTTTTTCACGCGAAGGGTTTTTCAAAAATATTATGTTGAAGATGACTCCATTTGATTGCTATAAAACTTATCTTGGTTTAAAGAATCATTTTACAAAAGATTCTTATGACTATCATAAGTATTGTGGTAAAACCCGTGCCTCTCTTCAGTCTTTCTACAAAAGAAAAGATCGGTACTGGTTTGAGAAAATTTCTAGACAGAAGAGTGATGATGAAGTTAGGGACTTTTTTGTCTCTAACTTTATTTCATGTGATGATCCACAGACCTTATGGATTGGTGAGATCATTCGTTCTGGTCAGACGAATTATACTAAGTGGCAGAAGAGAAATCAGTCTCTGTCGTATATTTTCAAGGAGGAAGTACAAATTCTCGTTGAAAATCAAGACTTTGATGCCTTGTTTTCTGTGAAGAATGGTCATCCAACCATTTTAAAGAAGCATTTGTGTGGTGATATTTCGATTGAAACACTAGTAATATTGGAAAAGATTTTAGGATACAAGAAGCACTTTGATAAGTCTTTGAAGGATCCAGTATGGGAATTGACTAGTTTACGAATCAAAAAATATATTCCCTTTCTAAATATCGATGTCTTTAAATACAAAAAAATACTAAAGGAGATAGTGTTATGAGTTTCTTTGACTCAGAACTTGTACAAACTGAGATGGAAGAAATCTCAAAGTTGCAAGAAAAAGTATACTCAAATGTGTTTGCCTTTCCAAGTTTAGATAGAGAAGGTAAACTCAGACATATTAATGATCTTGAGACACTCATGGAGAAACAAAAGATTCTCTACATGAGACTTGCATTGTCTGATGATCCCGATGCACTGAATATGAAACTAAGAATTCAGGACTCTGCATCAATGATGGGTTTGCCAGAGAACGTTGACATGAACGCACTCTTTGCTAACATGACCAAGTTGGTTGGCAATCTCAAGGAGCAATTGATCAAGGAAATCGATTGACACTAAATAGAATGCCTGCTATAATTGCAGAGCACACAAGCCACAATACAAACACACCGAGGTAATCCGAATGTCCTTTTCAAATCTAAAGAAGCAGTCTTCACTTGGAAATCTTACTGCCAAGTTGGTGAAAGAAGTAGAAAAACTTAACACCAACAGTAACTCCGATGACCGACTGTGGAAGCCAGAACTAGATAAGTCTGGCAATGGTTATGCTGTCATTCGTTTCCTTCCTGCACCTGATGGTGAAGAACTCCCTTGGGCAAAGATGTACTCACATGCTTTCCAAGGTCCTGGTGGATGGTTCATTGAGAATTCTCTCACCACTATCGGTCAGAAGGATCCTGTCTCCGAGTACAACCGTGAACTCTGGAACAGTGGTAACGAAGCAGACAAAGAAACTGTTCGTAAGCAGAAACGTAAACTGTCCTATTATGCAAACATTTACGTCGTAAAGGACACTGCAAATCCTTCTAACGAAGGTCAAGTCTTCCTATACAAGTTCGGTAAGAAGATCTTTGATAAGATCATGGCAGCAATGCAACCCGAATTTGAAGATGAGCAACCCATCAATCCTTTTGACTTCTGGCAAGGTGCTAACTTCAAACTGAAGATCAAGAAGGTTGCAGGTTACTGGAACTATGATTCTTCTGAGTTTGATCGTCCTGGTCCTCTTCTGGATGATGACGATGCTCTAGAAGCAATCTGGAAGAAGCAGCACTCACTCTCTGCTCTGAGTGCAGCAGATCAATTCAAGACCTATGAGGATCTTAAGAAGCGTCTTGACTATGTACTTGGCAACCGTGGTGTTCCTAAGTATCAAGATCCTGAAACTATGGATGAGGAAGATTCCTTTGAAGCAGAACGTAAGGGTCAGTCCTTTACTCCTAAGTTTGCTGAGAAAGAACCTTCTCTGGAAACTACTACAGAGGAGGACGATGCACTCTCATTCTTCCAGAAACTTGCTGAAGAAGATTGAGGTGGACATATGAGAGGGTTTGCTTAACCCTCTTGGTTATTGCAACGTATTATAGTTTATTATTTAAATAGTACCTGGTCTGGTATCTTTTACGGTTCTGCTGATATAATCAGTGGAACCGTTTTCATATGTCATAATATCTTCAATGTCCTCAAATACAATATTAAGATACCTAGGTTTTAAAATGAAGATTACTCTTTTTTGTTCTTGAATTCTTTCTTCATACTGATAGTTTGTAACTGGAACTGATACATTATCGACGGTAGCTAAAGTGCCAGTCTCCTCATTATAATATCGAATTGTATAGTTTTCTGGTACGTGCAATCCAGATGGGAATAATATAGCACCATCAGTATCTCTTGCTTCTTCAGATTCATAGTGATGAACCTCATAAATTTTGTCATAAGATCCATACTTATCAAGAAGATATTCCTCGTATAATCTTGTAGGTATCGGCCATTCACTTTGAACATTAAGAATATTATTTGTAATCAGGATAACCCAATCTAAATTCTCATCATTATATAATTTTTTAGCAACATTATCTGGACGTTCGTCTCCTTGAATAAAATACTTATCAAAAACAGTAATATCACTAAAGATATCCTCTCTAAGTTTTCCTCTTCGGAATAAGTTTTTTATTTGTATTTTATCAACACCAAGTCTATCACTCATGAAGTCTTGGTATTTTATATCTGGCAATCTACTGAAGTAATTTGACATTTTTAAAATCCGATTTGGTCTTCTGGAATACTTGCATAATCATCATAATATAGTGGAGTTACTTCATGGAATTGTAATTCAAGACTATATGATGTTAATGCACGATCTTCAAATGTCATATAACTTCCATCAGGAACATAATTAGTATTTACAGCAACTAAAGCACATACTTTTTTCTGTCCTATAGCTTTATGTATAGCACTATTAGATCCAGTATGCATTGATACTTC